ATTTGATTTTCCAAAGCATAACCAGTATTGTTTTTAACAGGTTTTGCCAATTTATATCCGAATTGTGTAGCAGCACGAACATTACCAGTAGATTTTTTATTGGAACTAAATGCAAATGGTGTCATTACACCAGGAACACCGGCTGTAGTGCTAGCTTCATTCTTCTTCTTTAATTGGGTATCTACCTGCTTTTTTATTTTTTCACGGGTAGATGGTGAAATTTTGTCTGCGTGTGATTGCAACCACGCATTGTAATCTTGTTTAGAAATACGAGACATTTCGCTATCTCTGTAATATTGAGCGTATTTTTTTACAATGTCTCTAAATGGATCACCCGATTCTTTAAGCAGTTTTTTCATTTTGAATTTTTTTCAATTCTTCGACCAATTCGTATGCGGTCAAAAGAGATGTAAGTTGATTTTCTTTAACCAATCCTACAACGTTTTTACTTGAAAGTTGAGTTATAGTTTCATTCAATTTAATCTTAATAACCTCGTTATTATTGATTGATGAAATATACTCCTTCAAAATCTCAGAAACCCTCTTGTATTCTATATTTACAAACTCGGTGAATTTGTTAGTATTAGATACGTTTGTAATATATTCTTTCAACAAACGCTTTTGATCTGGTAGCAAGTTACTATATTTTTTATTGAAGTTTTCAATTAGGAACTTATACGCTAACAATCTAACCTCGGCTGGTTGACTATCATAAATGTCTAGTGGTTGTAAATCACTCTTTTTATCCTTAGTTAAACTTTCAATGACACATTCTCTTGCTTCTACCAATTCTTCTACTCCAAACTTAACTTCATTTAAATTCTGATTCTCAAATAATTTATAAACCGATGCATGCAATTTATAATTTGGAATCTTATTCTTCAAGAATTCATCGATGTTGTATTGTTCCTTGATTTCTTTAACCAAGTTATATTTTTGTTTATTCAACTTATGTGCATCAATTTTGGAACGTGTTTGCAAAACCACAGCAAGAATTCGTTCTGCGGTTTGAGGATTTTTAGAGGACTGTGATGATACGAAGTTGTATAATTGGAACTCCCTGCCAAGTTCTTTTGATTCGTTGAAATATCTGAACATTAGATTTTTCGTGAATGATTCATCACGGCCGGCAAGAATATCAGACGTTATTTGTCTGGTAAGTAGTTCGAATAGAATACCGCTATTCTTAAACTTTGAATGTTTCGCTTTCTTATGCATAAGTTCCAATTAAATATAAATATAAATAGAATTTAAAAATAATCACTATTTATACTATTCTTTATTCTTTTATGTTGTTTTCGTCCATGAACGAAGGTTTATTTTGAGATTCCTTTAAAATATCTTTGTGACTATTGAATGCTTTAACTAGAGATGATATAGATTCCATAGACAATGGAGATTTATTTTTGTACTTGTGTGTTGGTGATAAATCACTATCTCTATTATTTTCTAAAGTGCCTAGTGGGTCTTCTCCAAATGGATATTTGCTAGCATCTTTTCTACCGGTTTGATCTCTTTTCTTTTCTGTGATTGGAGGAGTGCCACCCGCCGGCGCACCAGCGGACGATGTATCGGCTTCTGCACCGCCGCCACCGGCTTCAGCACCACCAGCGGATGATGTATCGGCTTCTGCGCCGCCGCCACTGGCTTCAGCGCCTCCACCAGTACCTCCATCAGTTTCTTCACCCTTTGATTTCAAGAAATTCAAGGCTGGATCATTTCCTTCTTCTTCAATTTGTTTAAATCTATATGTTGCTTTAGCATCATCAATAAGTTGTTTTTGTAGATTAATCATGTCTTGATCAGACATACTGAATACGTTGTCATAAATCCACTTCTTACTGAACAACTTTTGTTCTTGCATGTCCTTACTAACTTCAACCTTACTCTTCCAAACATCAATCTTTTCTTTTTCAAAGATTGTAGATGGATTTGTCAATTCTAATGTAAAGTCAACAAGTGATTCGTCACGATATCCTTGAGAATATAAATGAATAACAGCAATCTTGTTCAATTCACTGACAATAATACGTTGAACACGTTGAATTGTACGAGCAAAACGGATATCTTCAGCTGCCAATGTAGCTTTACCACTTAAACTTTCGTCGTATCCCAAAAATGCTTTTGGAATTTTGAGTGCTGCCATCAACTTGTTACGTAGATATTCGATATCGTCTGTTCCGGTCCATTCAAGACCTGGCAAATTGCTAATATCGGTACCACTATCACCACCACGAACTGGCAAGAAAAAGTCTTCTACCATGTTTTGTAGATTGAAACGAAGATTGTAATCGCCGGTAGCTTGATCCAAATATGGAGTCTTTTTCATCTGTGCGATGATACGTTCCATATGATTATCAACTTCATTTGGTGGAATATTACCAATATCTACCTTGAAAATTCTCTTTTCAGGAGCACGCATAATACGATGAATCAACATTGCGTCTTCCATCAAACTTAATTGTTTCCATACACGACGAGCACCTTCCAACATACTCTTACCATATGGTAAAAAATTGCTATCGCTTAACAAACGAAAATGTGCAATTTGATAATTTTCTAAATCTTCCATTTTGTTTCCGTATGGAAGATTGACTTGGAACTTAACGAAATTCTTGTTTTCTAAATGTGTATTTTCTAAACGAGTTACATAATATGAACTGAGAGGTTCAACCATGTATACACCATATTCTGGACTAATATGTAATCTCAAATAAAAATCACCATACTTTGCTAAACTACGAGTCCAACTCCAAAGATTGAATTCAATATTCAAGATATCATAAAACAAATTGTTTAATATTTGTTTGATATCATCATTTGATGATTTTACTGAAATGATATCACCCAATTCATTTTTACTAGTACATTCGTCTGCATAAATGTCAAGTGCGGATGAAAGGATTGGATCCATATCCATTGTATCATAATCACGAAATAATTCTATACGACTGCTTTGATATGATAGATTGAAGTCGCGGGTATACGAATTATATGCCGTAGTTCTGAGACGATTGAAACGATCTCTTAGACTATTACGATCAGTTGCATACTGAATTTCATCAGTATCTATAACCTTCAACTTCTTACCGCCAACGTTTCTAACAATTACGTCGTTGCTAAACAGACGTTTAAGTCTGGCAAAAAGTGATCTATTCTTTAATTCTTGAAATGATTTATCAGTCATGTTTTACCGCCATATATATAAGTATTTATAACAACCATTTTAAGCTTTCTTTTTTGCCGTTTACATTGGCATTTGGAGCAAAGTCCCACGATTCAGATGCTTGACCAATTGGTTTTGTTAATATTGTTTGATTATGCACACTGGTTACTTTGTTGATTCCGGCCAACATTTGTCTATTATATTGTATTTGTTCGTTTCTCAATTTAAGTGCAGTATCTCTAACCCATAATCCAATCGCCAAAGACATTACCAAGTCATCATTATAACCTCTCATAGCCTCTGCTTTTGGACCATTCCAAATAAATACATTCAATTCTTCGTACAATCGTAGTGAATGAATTATTATAGTTTTTTCTCTGAAAAATGCTTCTAATTTACTAACCATCAGTGGTCTATTTTTAGTAGTTGTAGTAAATCCTGGTACCAACTTCTTATCGGATGTGTTGAGTTTATTTGTATAAGTTCTTTCAACATCAACTATAGTCAAATCAGATGCACTATAAAATGTATTTTGATAACCTCTATCAACAACCTGTTGTATTGTAGCCCAACCAACGTTATTATTTTCTATAACCAACAACGCATTATTGTACTCTGTAGCTATTGATACTAGAAGATTACCATAATCTTTTGTAGTTAATTGACCTTTATATTCAGCCACTTGTTCCAAAGACTCCACATCAAATACATGAAATGAACTAAAATCTCCACCATCTCCTCTCGCACAATCTGCGGTTAATATATAATTTTTGCTATAATCTGGATAAGACCATATCCACATGTCTTGATTATTACCACGTCTTTCAACTGGGTCTTTTATATATGTTTGTTTATAAAACTCTAAAATATCAACCGCAACAACCTGATTACCAGATGTACTAAAATCACAGTCGCATTCTTGGGCTGCACCTTTTACACCAGATAATTCTGTTTGTTTATCTCTCCAAGATTGATCACGATCTGGATGTAAATGCCACGGCAGTCTTATTGTGTTGAATCCATCCTTACCAGAAACCTGGTTTGCTTCGGCTTCAACCCATGTTTTATGAAAGAAATTGCCAACACCATTTGGAGTACTCAATACGATAGCTCTACCACCAGTACTTAATGTATATTGAGAAGATAGCCATATTTCTTCAACGCCGTCAATAAATGCAGCTTCGTCTATGATCAGTAATGAGAGTGCCGATGAACGACCTGCGGTACCAGCGGATGATACTGCTTTAATTTGAGATCCATTCTTTAAACGCAACGACAAACGATTGTCTTCTACACAAGGAACTTTTAACCAACTTGGTAGATTGTCATTGGCAAAACGTACTTTGGTAACAATTTCCTTTGCGGTTTCTTGAGTAATACTAATACACAATATATTCTTATCGTTATGAAAAGTCATCAACCATAAACTATAAGCGGCAGTAAGAGTACTAATACCCATTTGACGACTTTTAAGAACAATGTTTAATTGATTGTCAACAAAGTCTTGTAAAGCTTTTTCTTGAAATGGATATAGTTCAAATGCGACAGTACCACGTATAGGATGTTGAATCTTCACATACTTCTTCATGAAGTATATAGGATCCTCAATACACTTCTTATACTCGTTTCTTATTATCTCTCTTAAGTTTGGCTGACTCATATTTTATTTCTAATTCCACAATCTCCGCATCTATCTTTGATAATCTTTCATTGGTAGATTCTAAATCCTTGGTAACATCTTCTAATACTTTTGAATAGTTTTCAGCTCCACTCCAACGTTCAATTGATCCATCTTCTTCTGAAAATTCAATTGGTTTGCCATGATTTTGTGTACACCAGATTTTTGTTTCTTCAAACCTTTGTTTGTAATCCTGCAATGCGGATCTTACATTTTTAAGTTCACGGATTTTATTAAATGTATCCCAGATACCAAGTCTTTTGAGACGGGTTTCTTCATTGGTAAAACAATCATAACACATTTGTGTTTTTGGCCAAACACGATCATCCAAATAACTACCCCACCTAACATCCATATTACAACATGTACATCTTTGTTCTAAAACAAGAGTTGCACGTTTTGAAACTCTACGTTTACTACTATTTTTCCACACCCATTTACGTCCTTGACTATCCTCCCACTCTTCACCTTCTTTACGGGTTGAATTTTCCAAATTGGAATCATATCCTACTTGAACGAATGGACGAACGCCATCGACATAATCTTTAACAATATCAAGATTGCTTTTACCTGATGATCTTTTCATAACAAATATGTATTTATTTTATTTCTTAAACTTACTTTCCAAACCTTTTATAATAAAACTTCCTGTGATTTTAAATGGATTGTTATAAATATTTGGATCTCTGACCACGATTCCTTCATGTTTATCTAAGTCACCAATCTCACTAGTAGCATTTTTTAATACTTCATCTCCTAGTTTGATTGTTGCTAAATAAACAATAGTATCATTTATAACCTTTTGAATGTCTTGTCCGGCAAAATCCTGTGCAATATTCTTACTGTTTGAAGCATTGATAAATTGTTCACGGGTAATTAAAGGAGTATTTATCTTTACATTTTTTAACCAGTCTTTTAATGGTTTGATTTCAGCAACTCCGGTTGGATATAATGTCACTGGTTCTCTTAACACTTTCACCAAATTTGGATCTGATTTAAATGATGTACCAACGCTACCTAGTATTTTGAATCCATACTTCATCGCAACCTTATTTAAATTGTTGATGTAGGACTGCATTGCCGCTTTATCATACGGTATTTCAACCGCAATACGTGATTTCACACTACCATCCTTGCCAAGCGTCTTTGGTTTGATCTCTTTTAATCCATGAATTGCTAAAAAGTTTCCAATGTCACCATAACCAACTACGTTTGTTGTACCTTCTACATACTCAATATTAAACAATATATTTGGATTGGTTAATAAACCCAATTTCTTTAATTCAGACTTGGTACTTGGAATAGCTTCATCAAAAATATTGATTACTTTAGTTCCGATATTAATAAATCCATGACCTGGTTCAAATCTATTTGGCAAGTCCTCGGGTCTCATTCCCTTAATATCAAGTGGTTTTGCTGATCCACGATCCATTACGAATTGACCATTTACCATACGAATACTAGCATTTACGCCATCGATTTTAACACTACCACCATCTTGTTTTAGTGAATCAACAGCTTTAACAAACACGTTTACTAAGTCTTTTCCAGTTGATGAAAAATCAAATGGGTGTGCCATATGACCACCTGCACCGCCTTCTTGTATCACTTCGTTTAATATATTATTTAGTCTT